CTTATGTACATAATCCTTAACCTCTTGCGATCCGTCAATAGCCCTGGCAACTGCCACTCCAACAATCTCTTCTCCATCCTTGACAACCCCGACAAGGTTATTGCGCTGGTACCAGGAAAACCATTCCCTAAAATTAGGCCACCTGGTCTCAGGCACACCAGATGCCTCAACATATTCCATAGCCGTCATACGTTCTTTTGCACCTCTATGGTGTCTGGATTGGCGGCCATAAGGATACCACGCATGGATAGCTTCTTTGAGTCAGTTGACACCTTGAGCCTCATATTCCGCCACTTCTGGTAGGATCTTAGGCTGTCAGCAACACGCTTGACAGTCTGGGCGGATAGAGTTGCTGGAAGCGTGAATGGCAAGGTTATTCCACCCGAAGACCTGGTATCAATGTTTGTTCCAATCGGAATAAATGCACCATCTGTGTCCCGCCTCATACTTATGGTTGCATTGGTTGATCCAGAATTGTAAAACTCAATCTCGTAGTGCGATCCAAATTTCTGTGCGATCCTGTCATCAAACTCATACGCCTTTGAGGTCATTGAGCTTGTATAAGTTCCGGTTGATGTGTAATCAACATAATCCGTGGTTGCATCAGCAGAGTCCGCATCCTTATATCCAAGATAATGCCCAATCTTTCCAGTTGGACTTCCAATAGCAAGTTTTAGCGCATTGGTGGTAAATCCTGTGGAGAAGTTTGTAATCACCATCCTTGAGGCCGCAATGCTCCATAACCCCTCAAATGCATTGAATAGGGCATTATAGACAAGGATATAGTTTGGCGTGGTTGCCGTGTCGAGCGGAATGGCGAGATAGTAACGATTATTATAGAACGCTGCGTTGCATAGCGTGACGTAATTTTTATTGATCCTTGCAATGATGTTCTTGACAGGCTCGCTGATCGGAGTTCCAACGATGTAAAAATCGTCGGCAACCGACCTGGCTACAGACCTAATACCATCATTGGCCAAGAAAAACACATCCTTGTTGACAAAGTTAACCGACCTTCCGGAAGCGCATCCAATCCTATCGTTGAGCAATCTAACCGTCCATCCGGCAGCCGTGGTTGCTGTTGGATCTGCGGCCACAAGATAAATCTTGTTTGGCTTAAAGACAAGGATTTCGTAGTCGTAAAAAGGCTGGATGGCAACAATATCCTCACCATCATCTCCGCCGACGATGATGCTATTGGTTGATTTCCAAATCTCAGCATCAAGAATGTCTGAAGCGTACAGGGTATTTCGATAATCACCAGTGCCAACTGCAAAAATCCTATTTGTAAACTGACGCACAAGCCTAAGTCCGGTTGGAGACAGGGCTGAAACGCTGGCTGTGGCTGCCGCACCAGACCCCCCTCCTCCGCTAAACGTCACTGCTGGTGCTGAAGTATACCCAGATCCCGCATAAGTAACCGTAACAGCCGTAACCTTATTAGACACAACCGTGGCAGTTGCGCTGGCAGTTGTTCCGTATGCAAGGCTTGGAGCGGCTATTGTAACAGTCGGCACGCTTGTATATCCAGAACCATCATTTGTCATTGCTATTGAAAGCACGCTTGTCCCTTGCCGATAATCGCTTGTTCCATCCGAAAACTGCAAATACCCTGTTCCGTCAGTATAATAAAGCCGGTTGTTGAACTGAGAAAAGTCAACTGTCACGTCTCCATTCGCCACCGTCCCTCCGGTGGTGGAAAACGTATTTGAACTTGTGGATCTGTATATTTTTCCACCAGAAGCCACAACAAGTCTTTCCAGTGTCGGTGTATCGACGTAGTGCATGCCCTGCACGCCTGACCCGCTGGAAATGTTGGTTGACATGGACTCAATCCCCATCCGAGACTCAAGGTTCCCGCTTGGGCTGATGGTCATGTTAATCAGCTCACTGGCCTGATTGTCGCCAATAAGATTTGGGTTTATGCCTGAAGCCTGCCCACCTTCAAAGCTCTGTGATCCTGCAATAGCCAGCAAGTCATCCAAATTGTCGGAGTAGTAAGGCACGCTAAACTCCTTGTGTTGTTAAGCAGCAGTAATTTCTTCGGTCATCAAATCGCCAAGGCTAACCGGCGTAATCTGTTTCACGCCACCAACCTGGCTGAGTTCATAGTTTGCCATGGCCGCAAGGTCGGCATTTGCAGTCTGTACCACGGCCTGTGCCTTGGCATACTGCCTCTCACGCTCAAGCGCATCGGCATGAGTAAGCGCAAGCACAACTTGGTGGACGTGAGGAAGGCGAAGTTCGTCCTCAAGACATGATGCAGAAGGAGGAAAGTCAACAATGAGGTTGGTGCGGGTTAGGCATTTCAGCTTCTCAACCACACGCAAGGTTACTGTTCCGGACGTGGCAAGGCGAGGGTAAAGATCAAGTTCGGCAACACCGCTGGTATTTCGACCTGTGAAATGATAAAGAACAGGAGTACCAGTTCTCGTCTCCTCAAGCAAATCCGCATCCTGGCTGATGATGGTGGCGAGATCAATCGGGTCAACTTCGGATTGGTCATAGGAAACAGAAAGCGGAGTCTCGACATTTGTGCCAAGTGTAACTGTCCTATTTGTTCCAACTGAATAGGTTGAAGTTGTAACGCTCTCACGCCAAGGGGCAAAGTTCCACACACGCCGGTAGTTCAGCGAGGCAGACTTCTTTAGGAACGTGACGGTGTCGGAGTCGGTCTTGCCGACTTTTTCACCGGCGAATTGTGCGATTTCTGATAGGGTCATTTTGATTCTTCTTGCGCTTTGGCCTGCTCTTGAATTTTATGGATTATCTCAAAAACAATCTCGTAAGGATTCTTGCCAAGCGAGGCAAGAATAATATTCACATCCTTGACGCTTAATTCAATTTTCATTCAACAACGCCAAGCCAAGCAAGCCATTTGTTGTAATCTTCAGTTGAAATTGCATCATAATCAGGTTGTGGATTGGCAGATTTATCCTTAACATAATTTGAAAGCCTTGAATCGCTTTCCCATGTAAATTGATAAACAACTTCCTGATCTGTGTCTGATATGAGTGTTTTCATGCGTAGTATGGGATTTTTCTGCTTGTTCCGTTGATTGATACGGTTAAGAATCCAGCATATGTGGCAGGTTTTGAAACGGTTCCAGTTGCAGCAGTTGTTGCAGTTGTGGTATTGCTAAGAGTAATATCTCCATGAACGTGAAGCCTGGATAATGCAGTTGCTGTTCCGATTGAACAGTTTCCGCCATTGGGATTCAAAAGAATCGGATAGTTTGTTGCTAGGTTTGCATTATTTGTTGCCTGAAACCAATAACCAGATGTGCTGTTTCCGCCGATGTCCAATATTGCATTGTCATCAGAAGCATCATTCAACCTTAATGTAAGTCCATTGGATTGTGTTGTGCCAGATGTCGCTGGAAAAGCAAATCTTCCAGCCGCACCACGAATATGCAGTGGCCCACTAGGCGAAGTCGTCCCAATCCCGACATTCCCACTCGAATCAATTCGGAGGCGTTCGGTGGAGTTTGTACCAATAATTACTGGATGACTGCTGGTTGTCTGTAAAGACATTGCTGTAGTTCCAAAACCATAGACCCCCTCACACGTTGAAAGCCTATATTTTAATTCACCATCAGACGTAAGCCTTCCACCGTTTCCACCAGAGTGATAGGAGCCAATGTTAAGATTCCCGCTCGAATCAATACGGAGGCGTTCAACGTTATTAAAAATATCTTTTATTGTAAATGGCCCGTTTGCACCAACAGGAGCATTGATTTCCCAGCATGCAAAAGTATTCTCATAAAGAGTTACCTTTCCGCCAGTGTTTGCAGTAGTTGATACAACCCGCAATTCGCTTCCAGTTCCGCTTGATCCACTAACAGTCAACTTTGTCGCAGGACTCGTAGTCCCAATCCCAACATTCCCACTCGAATCAATTCGGAGGCGTTCGGTGGAATCTGTTCCAAATGCAAGCGTGCTTGATAATGGCGCACGGATATATGTTTGCTGGGCAGTATTTGTAAAGTTTAGGTAGTTTGTTGATAAAACTTGAATATCACCAGATACAGATAGCTTTGATGCTGGGCTTGTTGTTCCAATACCAATGTTCTGATTAGCGTCAATTCTTGCCGCCTCAACTCCTCCAACTGAAAAGGCAATTCTATCGGCGGCAGGGAAGAAGAGGCCGGTGTTGGTGTCGCCTGTTGGGTTGATGGCGGGGGAGGAGGCTGTGCCGGTACCTGACGTGATTGATGTTGTGGCCACCAATGTTGGGATGGTTCCGGTTGTGATGGTGGCGGAAGTGATGGTGGCTGCCGTGGATGTGGTGGTTCCTGCCGTAAGTGTTGGGATTGTCCCCAGCGTAATATTGGCCGTGCTGGATGTAAAGTTGGAGATGGTTCCAGTCGTGCTGTTAAGGGAAAGGTTGGATGTCGGAACCGCATCCGCAATCAACGCATTAAGCTTGGCTGCCGTAACGTCATTGGTTACGCCATCGGTGAAAGAAGTTCCTGCTGTGAAATTAGCCACGATTGATTACCCTCCGTTGATTAGCTTGGACTTAACAAAATCCCAGGCAACGCTGATTATAGCACCTAGTGCGCCTGCCACAAGTAGCATTTTGGTCTTTAAGCCCTCGATGGCGTTTACTCTGTTGGATAGGTCGCCAAAGTTTGATAAAGACCTTTCAAGCATGGAGATTAGGGTTATTTGACGCTCTTCCATTCTTGCCAAACGCTCGGAGACGCTTGCAACCCTGTCTTTAAGGTCGTATACCTCATCAAGACTCACGGCCCCGACCCTCCAGATACTTTAACGCCACGGCAAGATGGACAACTGCGTCCACAATCTCGTCCCGATTCCGCCCTTCTTCCACAATCCGCTTGATGGACCGATTGACACTTAATAGGTGCTTTACCTTTCCGATATACTTGGTCTCCTTGACCATGTTGTTGTTCTCCAC